GCTAAGGAACCTCCGAATATACCTATTGAGGTAGCGAAAGCTAACATAGTTTTAGGGTCAACTTTTTCTACCATTTTTAATGCCAAGGCAAAAGATCCTCCTATTGATATTCCTGCTATTCCTAATGCTAATGCTCCTTTAACTACGTCCTCAAATTGTCTACCAATAGAGGCTAAACCGTCACCAAGTGATTCTAAGAATCCTTTTGGTCCTTGTCCTTTAGCACCTTTAGTTTTTGACTGCATCTTACCGGTTGCTTCTGAGCCTTTATCCATAGTTTTAAACATTGGATTTTTTGCAAACCTACCTTTAGCATCTCGTAATCTTCCTTTTACGTCTTTAGTTAATCCTCCATTCTTACCTTCTCCGAATGCAGTTTTCATTTTACTACCAAGATCTTTTAAATTCTTTCCTGGTGATGTAAATGCAGATACTAATGAAGCTCCTAATTTTTTAGCAGAGCCCACCATTGATCCCATAGACTTAATACTTCCCATGAAATTCATGTTCAGTGCTTTAGCTGCTATTACAGCTGCTAATATAGGTCCAGCGAATGGGTTACTAGCTATCCATGCTATTGCATCTATTATAGGAGAAAAAATTCCTAATAGGTCACCAAGTATACCTGTTGCTTTAGTTATTAAGTCATTAAACTTATCCTGTGCTGACTGTGCTTTTAAGCTGTTGTATGCAACTTCACTGTACTCCTCTTTAAACCTACTAGCTCCTAATACAGCTAGTTCTTGCTTATATGTCATTTTAGCTAACTCTTCTCTGGACATTCCGAGTGCTTTAGCTGCAGCTTTTTGTGCAATTACATTATTAGTAGCAAATGCGGTTTTAATTGCCTCTTGCTTACCTACTTCTTTTGCTACTCCTTCTAAATCTCCAGCTAAAGCTAATTCCCTTGCCTTAGTTAGGTTTAAATTTTTACCTGTTAGTAACTGAGCTTGCAATTCGTTTTCAATAGAAGATTCAAAGTCTAATAAAGAATCTGCTATCTTCTCTACTCCTGCTATATCGGTACCCAGTAGTTTTGCTGCATTTGCTGCGCTCAATAATGCTTTAGAAGATTTACCTAATGTCAAAACAGTCGCCATAGAGGCAGAAGCAACTGCTTCCATCATATCCTTTAAAGAGAACATAGTTTTATTCTGCTTATTCAATGAGGTTTGTTGTTTCCCCATATTGTCAAGCATTCCTTCTGAGCTTTGACCAGTTAATTCAGCCATTGTCACTAGTCGTGCAGCTTCATTTGCTGCTAATCCTACCTTCTCAGAAAGGTTTGTAGCACTTATTAAAGATTCACCCTTAAGTATAGCAGCAGACATCCCAATCTCTTTGGTCATCATGCTGTGTGCTTTTAATAACTTCTCTGTGGTGATAAAGTTATTACCTGAAAATGCAGCTGCTGATTTTAATTCATTTTGGTACTGGTAAGCTGCTTTATAGGTCATACCTGTTGACCTCTGCAACCTTGCCATCTGATCTGACCCAGCTAATATACTTTTGAATACAAAACCTAATACTGCTTCTAAAGAGAATGCTCCTTTTACGGCTCCCTGTATTAACTTGTTATATGCTGATTGTTTAGCATTTAGTAAAGCCTGGCTTTTGTTCATACCCTCATACCTTTCGGGCATAGGTTCTCCTGCTGCTTCTGCTCTTTCTATTAAGTCAACCTGTTCTTGTAGTTCTTCGTTTGCTTTATCTACATTAAGGAAATTACCAAGAGAGGACATACCTAACTGGTCCATCATCCCTTTTGCACTTTTTATTAATGCTCCTGTAGACCCCATACTAACGTTTATGGATTTTTGAAGAGCTAATTCTTTCTCTTTAGATGCTTTGTTCTTTAGTGATTGATCTACAAGCTGGATAGCTATTGCGTATCTTTCTCCCTCCTTATCAAGAACTCCAGCAATAGTACTTATATTACCTTCAAGAGTATTTAGTTCAATTTTTTTTGTTTCAAGTAGGGCTTTACTCTTATTAAGTGCTTCTCCGGTAAGGTCCACTTGAGCCTTTGTAGTATCTTCTATTTCTTTAGAAAGACTTAGTGCTTTATTATTAGATTCTACAAGTTCATCTCCGTATTCTCTATTTGTCTCATTTATATCTTGTGCTGCTATTGCAAGTTCACGTTTAGCATCAAGTATAAGTAACTCGTCTTTTAATATTGATTTACCTATATCTCCTGAACGTCCTAGAGCTACGGAATTTGCTTCAGATGAAGCTGTTATCTGTTTCCCAACCTTAAGTAAGGCTTTATCGAAATCGTTTTGACGAGTACGTATACCAAGAGTATCTCTTAATGCTTCATTAAGGGTTCTACTTTCATTAGTAAGTAAGGCAGCAATTTGCACAGCTTTATCACTATAGACATTGCCTTGCTGTTTTGCCTTATTTATCTCCTTTTGGTTTTTCTCTTCTTCGGATGCCATTTAGCGGGTTGCTTTATTATAAATAGTAAAGGCCTCTATTAATTAGAAGCCTTTGTACTATAAGATGGTGCTTTAATATTTGGTCCTGTTGGCATTGATTGTGAGTTGGTTCCTTTAGAGTTAGAAGCCTCAGCTTCCTTCTCATAATACTCTTGTATTTTCTGGAATGTAAACTTACGTAGCCATATAGGCATATTAAAAACAGTATCCCAATCATATCCTCCTTTTCCATGAAATACTATCTCATGTACTTGATTATAGAAGTTTACCCTATATGTTTGCGTCAGGCCAAAGAAATGTAACGCCGATTGGTATCGACACGCCCTCCTCTACGTCTTTTGGGTAGAAAGTCATATCAACGTCTGGTGATATCTTTTCTATATGTTTTCTAAACTCTCTTGAATCTCTAGCTAAAAATCGATTATCAACGAATTCTCTAATTTCTTTAGTTTCTTCGCTTCCATCTACAGCTAATATCATATACTTTAAACGAGTTGATAATTCAGCTGATGATTCTTTGTTGATTTTCTGTAGACCTCTAACTTCAGTTTGAACTTTTTGTTCATCACCGTGAGTTAAGAGTTTAAACTTAATTGATGTACCGGTAGCTGGTGCTGTCCATTCGAATTCATTCTTACCGTCTTTGAACTGAGTTTCATCTACTGTCTTATTATTAAGCAGTGATAAGTCAATAAGTTCTTTACCGTTACCGTATGAAAATTCGTACTCTTTACCGTAACCTAAAATACGTGCTGCAATTAATAGAGCATTTTTATCCCCTATCAATAATGTATTGTATTCTACTTTCTTATCTACAATAAGAGCTTGAAGTAATTTATCAATTACGACTCCTCTTTCTATAAAGTTCTGATTAGTAAGAATATCCTCTTCTTTTGCAGTCATATACTTCATCTCTAGCTTTCCGGATGCTAAAGGTGAGTCTTGAGGATAAAGTAAACCTTTTGATGGTAACTCTACAATTTCACTTGGAAATTTGTTTGTTTGTGACATAAATTTATTTAGTTATAACTGTTATAAATATAAATATAAGAAAAAAAAACTTTAGAACCAACTATAAACCAAAAAAAAAGCCCTACGTTAGTAGAGCTTCTTTATATATAATGGTAGTAAACTTAATTTTAGTAATTCAATACACAGTAATCCATTGCAACTGTAATTGATAATTCAGCTACATCAGATGTTGCCCAATCGAAAGAACCTTGTGCCATATTAACTATGAAAGCTCCTTTGATTACCCACTCGCTAACTACATCCCCTACAGGGCCTAGTATGTTAAGTGTTAAATCTTTTTTGTAGAAATCTGAGTATCCTGCTCTTCCTGTTACAGATTCGTAAGATAAACGAGCCCAGTCCATTACTGCTTGTGCTCCAGAAGGTGTTATTGGATCATATAGAGTCAAGTCCATATTTTCCCAGCTTCTTTTCCCTCTTATCTTTCTATAAGAGTTCATGTGGTCTAATTTTACCTCTTCATCGGTAAAAGAAGGAGCTGTTACATTTTTAATCATGAATGATGGAATTGCATCAATATACATGATAAATCTGTTTTGTACCTTCGGTTCGAAGGCTTTAAACATTATTTCGTTAGGATCTAGTACTGCCATTTTATTGTTTGTTTATTATAAATATTCGACTTTTAAATTATGCTGAGAAAGTTGCTCCTGTTGGTTCAATTGTAAAGTCTAGTACTACGAATTCAACTGTTTTAGCTGGTTGAATAAATACTTGTCCAATTAATTGATTTCTGTCGATAGTGTCTGACGTATTATTACTGTCATCCATTACAACTCTAAATGCATACAATCCTTGTCTCTGAACAACTGATTCTAAGAAGGGTGTTACTGTAGCTAAGAAACTATTTCTAGTTGCTATTGTATTCTGTTCGAATACTAAAGTTTTAGCTGTATCTCCTAAGAATTTTTTAAGTTCAATAAGCAATCTTCTAACATTAACTCTGTCTAACGCTGATTTCTTCTTTTGAAGAGTCTTTTGACCGAATACTGATATACCACTTCCTGGGAATGTAGCGATTGGGTTAACGTTAGCACTATATAATGTGTCTCTTTGTGTTCTTGTTAATTTTCTTTCTGCTTGGATTACATTTCCTAATCCTCCTCTAGTAAGACCTGCTGGTGCAAACCATGGTGCTGCAGCTCCATCTGTAAAGGCATATACTCCTGGGATAACAACTGATGCTGGTATCCATTCGTTTTTACCTGTAGCTGATTGAGTCTGTAACCAAGGCCAGTAACTTGCTGCGTAAGAAGAATTAACTGTCTTAGCTGTTCCTGTAGCATCTGTTACGTTTGCTCCGTAGTTCTGTAAATCTACTACTGCGATATTATCACCTCTTGATTCTGCTAAAGAGATAATTGAATCTAACTGTATTTTGTGTGTTCCGAATTCGTATAAAAGACCTGGTGCAGATACAATATTAAATACATACTCATCTTGGTTTCCTAGAATTGAGATAGCATTTGCATAATCTGATCCTATTAGACCTTGAGATCCAGCATCGGCTATATCGCCGAAATACTTATTCTGTACTTGTGTAGCTGAAACGTTAACTCCGGTTGCACTTACAAATGCTCCTATTTGAGCTGTTGGTAAAGATCCAGTAGAAGCTGCTACTCTAATTAATCCATCGTTACCTAAGTAATCTAATGTTTGTCGTACTGAGTCTTGTTTTACTGTAATGTAGTTGGACTTATTAACATATTCTCCGACCGTATTGACATAGTACTGTGTACCGTCGTTAGCTTTAGATTTATATTGATTACCAATTACTGATTCAATGTACCCTTCTGAGTTAGGATCTAATGATAAATCATTCCATGTTTCAAGAACTATTTTATTTTTTAAATTGTCATCTCCACGTCTTACTAAAAGACCGAAAGTACCAGATGTATTATCTACGTTTACTACTTCGAATCTAATATTGTCAGGAGATCCATTTACCAATGAACCGTCTGAGTTAGCTGATCCAGAAGAATTATAAATTGTACCTTTTCCTAAAGTATTTAGTACAAATGGTGCTGCTCCAACTCCTGCTGTAATTGGTGTAGAATCAGCTGCTGTAAATGATCCATTTACTACTCTAGTTACGATTACTGAATTCCCACCTTGGTTAAAGTAGGACTTTACAGCAATTGAAGTTAAAAATTCTTGTTTTGTAGATCCTGAAGTAAAGGTAGTACCGAAGATGTTCTGGTATTGTCCGTAAGAGGTAACCTTTGTAGGTATTTCTACGGGACCTTTTACTGCTGGTCCGATTATTGCTGCCCCTGCTTCAATAGCGGATGGTGCGATAAAAGAAATGTCGTTTTCTCTTGCAAGTACGCCTGGGGAAATTAATGTTTCTGCCATGTTTGTAAAGTTATATTATTGAGTACTCTTATAAATATCGTCATTATACCTAAACCGTATTTACGTTCGCAGTATTATGTACCGTTAATAAATAGAGTCTTAAAGGTGTAAAAACTAAGTTAAAGGTAAAAAAGTTCTAGTATCTAAATCAATCTTACCTTTACCGTATACGTCTTCAAGATGTGCTCCTAATTGCTGTGCTTGAATTTCTGTTTGATCAGAGAATTCGATTGCTTTTATTTTTCTTTTTTTGAGAATCAATCTTTGGTGTTCTATTTCACCTAACTCTTTTATAAATGCACTCTTTCTATCGGCAATTGTATTAATTGCTGTAATATGTTCTTCTAAGACTATTATTGATTGTTTTTCCATTTTTTTAATTTAAATAAGTACTGATTCATTATAACTAGCAAAGAGTATGCTGTGTAACTCGGGGTATGTCTTTTCAAAACTCTGATTACGTCTTATATCTAATTCAACATTAATTTTAAAGAAGTTTTTAAATTCTTTTGGATTATGTTTATGGCTTTTCATATGATTAATAAGAGTGCTGTATTCTTTTCTTGTTTTATCACTCATTTCCATATTATCAATAATCTTTTCAATTTTAACTTTAGCTTCTTCTGGTATTATAGAGCTATCAAAGTATTTAGGGTAGAATAGTGGGTTCTTGTAAATTCGTATGTTATGATCTTCAGACCAGTGCGAAATATTCTTAAAATCTAATATATTAAAAATTTGATGAGTAAAACATATGCTAAATTCAAAGGTATTATATTCTTTTGCGGCATCTAACCACTTCTCCATTGTAGCTTCTGTTTTTGGCCATTTAGCGGGGTATCTTACGTAGTCAAAACCTTTATCCGTTCCATCTATACTAAATGATATGTCTGCATGTCGAAAATGTTTTAATATATCTACGTACTCCTGCTTGAATAAGGTACCGTTAGTATTAAAGTGTACATATTGAAATTGTGCATGACCGTCTTCAATAGACTTTTTAAGTATATCCCATTGTTTTTTCATTAACATTGGTTCTCCTCCGTATAAGTCAAAAAACTTAACGTACTTTAAATTATCTCTAATTTCTTTCCATATTGCGCTTTCATCTCGGAATGGAGCTGAGTATTTATTTGCTTCATAATTTAGATCTTCTTTACTAAATGGATCTAAGTGTGGAAATTCAATTTTAGTTGCTAAGTTATGGTCTGCTTTCCAGTTAATGCTTGCTCCTAAGTTACACATCCTGCATGCTAAGTTACATATGTTACCTAAGTTAATTTCAAGTAAGTAAGGCTTGTTAACTTCATTTTGACCGTCAACCTTTTCATTATCCCTAATACGTTTACTATCTTCACCAATTTCTTCTTCTTTCCAGCAAATTTCACATATAGGATGCTTTATACCTTCCTCAAATGCTTTTCTCAGTCCCTGTAATGTAGGAGACATGAAAGCTTCTTCAAATGTATGAGTCTGTATATTCATACGTTCCCCACTCTCATCTTTAAACTGTGATTCTTTAGCAACACAGCAAGGATGAAATGTACCATCGGTAGCAATTCTAAGGCTGCTTTCTAAATTTACGCATTTTAAACTCATACTACTGTTAAATTATGTCTTATATTATTAACCATAGGTAGTGTTTTGTACATCGTCAATAAGTCATTATAATTAGGGTGGTCTGGATTACCTACATCACATACTGTAAATTGCTCATCAGTCATTGTTCCCCAGTTTACTACTCTATTGTAGAATACACTCCAATTTTTTCCTTTGCCACTAAATATAGAAGCTGCTAGGTTATAAAAACCTTCCATCTCTGTATAGTTTGTATCTTGTACTACAAAAGACAGAGTTACAGTATTAAGAGAGGGTATATTAGCAATATACTTTAAATTTTCTAAAAGAGGGTCCCATTTGCCTCCTAATCTAGTTTTATTCTCATATGTATCTTTAGTACAAGCATCAACTGATATTTCACAGCTCTTTACTAGTGAATGTATATTAGGCATTCTTTCCCAATTTGACTTATTCCACAATGTAGCATTAGTATGTAAATGTATAGAATGTAATTTAGGGTAAAGAGATGGGTCAAACCTCATCATCCACTTTCTAAACGTTCTAGAAAAGAATGGATCTCCTGATCCTGTACATTCAATATGTTTTAATCCTTCTCCTAATTGAGTCTCTATATTATTTATCAATTCTTCAGTACGTACTCTTTCTTTACCTTCGTAGTTTATAAAATTAGTTCTACATGAGGGGCATTTTAAATTACAGCTCTGGTCAAAATTAAATTTTAAACTAGTTGGTAATTTATCTTTAAACTCTTCTCTTCTCTTTAAGAACTCATCTCTATGTATAAACCCTTCTGTTTTACCCTCTTTTAAACCTGTTAACTTTGGGCATCTTGATTCAATACAGTAACTATAAGATCCATCTAACATGCTGTTACGAATCTTTTCAGCTTTATCTGATTGCCAGTTTTCTGCAATATTATTTGGATTACCTAAATCTTCAGGTAACCAGTTAGGACAACACATATATGTTTTATGATCAAAGATCTCAGCAAACTCAAACGGTTGAGTGCATATCCAATCTTTTTTGTCCAATGCTATCATTATATCAATGCTTGTTTTTTAGAAGGTAGGTATTTCATTACCTTTCTAGTTCCGACTTTAGTAAAAAACTTTTGAGGGTCTTTAATTTTAGATCGTATTTCTTGGAACCATTTTTGATACTGAGGGTTTACTTCTAGAAAATCTTCATCTCTACTATTGTCTAGGTAAACTGTATTTTTTAACAGCTGCATTTCTGCTTGCTCTCTATCCCCTGTAAAAGGTTGGTTAATAAACTCTTTCCAGCTTCTTAATCCGTATTCTACTACAAATTTAAAATGAGGAGGTACAATATTATCCTTGTAATCTGTAATCTTATCTATTAACTCTTTTTTTAAGTAATCTGGAAGCAATCTAACGTCGTAGAAGTCAGGTGTTGTTAATAAGTTGTTTACGTTTACTTTATCTGGGTCTATATTGAGTTCTATTGCTACATCTATTAACTCATGTATGTAAAACATATTCAAAAGACTAACAGTAGGAGAAAAATGTATTTCTATATCTCTCTTTCTGCATTCTTTAATATTATTGTATACTGAACTCCATTTTGTTCCGCTTCTAATTACCTCTGCCAAAGTACCTACTGCATCTAGAGATGCAAATAAAGATATCTGCCCTTTAGGATCATCTATAAAATGTTGCCAAAGTCCAAATAGGTCCCACTTTTTAAATTTAGTATGGCTAAAGTTAGTATTATATCTTAACCTAACATCGGTTCTACCGGCTTCTATTAATTTTTCTAATATAGTATAGTGTTCTTGCATTACTAGTGGTTCGCCACCTGCAAAATAGATCTCTTCCACATCCATAATGTGTTGATCTACAAGCCCAAATACATCTTCCTTACTTCTAGAGTTAAACTCTATAATACCGCTAGGATTAGGTTTACCTGTTGTTTCTTTATTCCAGTCCTTACCTGTATTATCGTGGTGTAGTTCTGCTGCTTCTTCTGACCACTTACTACTTGAGTATACTCCGCACATTCTACATTTAAAGTTACATATGTTAGACCATCTAAAGTCCCAATACTTTAAGCTAAATTTATTAGAATGTCCAGTCTCTTCATTTGTTTCGTCTAGTACCTCTTTAACTCTATTATCAAATAAAGAATTGTGTGTAAATCTAGGACTATTTAATCCTTGATCTTCTATTAAGAAACATCTTGAACATAAATCAGGCCTTTCACCATTCATCATTTGTGTACGGATCTCTGTCATCTTAGGGCCGTTATAAATCTCTTGTAGAGTTTGGTCCTTAGTATTTCCGATAGTATCCCCGTAAGGAGCCATACAGCATGGATATACATCACCATTCGGCTGTACGTTTAAGTGTATCCAAGGAAGAATACAGAATGTATCTTTGCTTTTTAACTTTGGGTGATCAATCATATTTTAGGTATTAAAACTGGTTGTAATGCTTTAATTAATTCTGGGAAAGTATCTCTTACTTTTTCTTTTCTTAATTCGTCCACATTATCTGTTACTTGTATAAAAGTAGGTGCTTTACCGTTATACTCTGAATTATAAAATGTATCATATAATCTCTTATAGTAGTGGTTAGGTATTAATCCTTTTATACTATCTAATTTTTTTCTTCTTACCTCTAACGGTAATATATTTGGATTTTGATAATCAGGTGTTAAAACGTAATTATCATTTATATACTTTAACTTAGAGTGGTCTTCAAAATCTGCTGCCATAATACCTTCTTTTACTAGGTACTGTGTTAATTCTTCTATATGTAGAAAGTTAAATGCGCTTATAGTCTGATTTACTCCAAATGTAAAATTATATTCCTCTATAAACCTTTTAGTGTTTCTAATTGTTAAATCAAAATCACTTAAACTTCTAATATATTTATTTCGTTCAAATATATCATCGATACTGATGTTAATATTTACATGCTTAAAATGTGTTAACCTATCAAACATAGGCTTTAACTTATCAAAGTTATAGTTAGCATTAGTAATATACGAAATTGATACGTTCTTTGCAATATCTTCTTTAATTAAAAGATCTAAAAGTATTTTATGCTTATCTACTAAGAAAGGTTCTCCACCACTAATCTGTAACATATCCATACTAGGAGAAGACTTTAATATTTCAACATAGAAATCTATATCTTCAACCCAGCCGTAATCTGTATCTTCAGAGTTTTTTAGGCTATCGTAATTACTAGGCAACGGAATTTTATTTCTTAACTTATAATAGTCATCAATCCAAGATGTAGATGATTCTGCATTACAGGATCTACATTTTAAATTACAGAAATTACCCAACCTTAATTCTAGGTTCCTAATATCTGGTACAATAGTACCGTCTGGGGATGTTATGGTAGAGTAGTCTACTTTATTTCTTACTTCTTCTCTCTGTCTTTTAGATTGTCCACCGTCGATCTCTACCTTATGGCAGGTATTACAAGGTGTAGGTACATCTCCGTTAAGCATATCCACTCGCATCTCTTTATACGAATCAGAATTAATTAACTTCTCTACTCCATCTCTAACATTAAGAGCTTTAGGGGTAAATTGACCGTCTACTTTGTTTTTTGCTACTGATATGTTACTTTCCCAATCTACTGCACAACAGGGTGAAGCATGCCCATGAGGGTGTATACTTAAGTGTTCCCACATTAATGAGCAAAGCCAAGGTTTCTTTTTATCCATTCTTTAGACTATTGTACCAGTTATTAAATTCTTCAGGCATATAGTCTGCAATGGGTTTGTTTCTTCTAACTGCATATTGGTCTACGAAATTTATTAAATCATTTCGTTTTTTTGCAGTTGAGTCTACGTCTTCATACGACTTGTCAACCTTACGTAAATAAATAAGCAACCTTTTTAATTGATTACGCTCTAAGTCATTAATCCACTCTTTATTATTATCCATAACATTACTTATACGTGCTGCTAAAGTTTCTTTAATATCTTGAGGTAACATTGCAACACTTTGGAATGAAGGAAATCTTAATATATTTACCGACATAAAGAATGCATGTTTATCATTTTGTTCTTTTTTCCAATCTACTATCTGCTGTACAAACTTATCAACTGTCCAAATACCTAATAATGATACTGTCATCATAATGTATACTCCATTAATATTTGGAGATGCAACAGCAGTTTTAACATTTTTTTCCCATAGGTCCCAAATAAACCCATCACGTACAAATTCTTGATTCTTACCAATACATTCTGCTGAAGTATAGATGTCAAACTTTTTAAATTTCTTTCCTGCATCTAATAAACGTGCTAATCTAGTATCGTCCATTATGAGGTTACTATTAACTGCAAGATTGAAAGGCTCTTGCTCACTCATATCAATTAACTTCCAGAATGAAGGGCTCCTTGAAGGTTCTCCTCCTGATACTCTAAGTTCATCTAACCCTCCTTTAATTTCTGGATACCAGTCGAAGAACCGTTTAACATAAATGTTACCTTCGTTTTTATTACCGAATGGCATAGCAATAGATCCATCTTGTCTATACGTTTTACCGCCGTCAGTTTCCATATTTTTATACTCTCCGTTAACTACAATATCTCTAGCCCAGGTAGAACTAAACTCTGAATTACAATATGAGCATGCTAAGTTACATAGGTTATCAAAGCATATTTCTAAGGTCTTTGGGTCTACATTCTTATCCCAAGGTATATCCTTCAGCGCTTCTATTTCTTCTTCTGTATATCTAGCTGTTTGATATACCCTATCACTGTTAATTTCAGTTCCTTGAGTTTCATCTTCTACCTTCCAACAGTAACCGCATTCTTTAGGTCTTTCACCTTCCAACATTTTTTTACGTTGTTCTTTTTTAAACTTAGTGTTATGTAGTGCTGAAGGATCTGCTGCTAGTTCTGCTTTTGGAACAGGGTGTGCAAGTGGATGATGACAGGATGCTGTTCTTCCATTACCTAACCATACAGATACGTTATACCACTTTGCTGCGCAAAACGATTTAGGCTGTATCTTCTTTATTAATTCGTTTGTTCTTTCGTAACTCGTTTTCATCCTAGTTGGTATAAAAAATTACAGTTTCCTGTTTTATCTACTGATTTATCGTGTACTAGGTCATTAAAGTCGTGATGGGCTATAACCTTCTCTTTATCTGTTATCTTAAACTCATACATTATTATATCTGGTTCGCTACTATGATCTTTAACTATATGTCTATCTGTTCCAATAAACAATATTGGGTCTTCTACTACCGCTAGAGGTCTATCAGTAACTCCGTATTCGTGAACAAGTTCGTTTCTCAAAGGTTCTGTTTGTCTATATACCTTTAGATCTGAGCCTGTCTTATGCTCAAATGTCCATCTTTCTCTAGAGCCGGGCTCTATAAATGTATCTGTTCCGTACCATTCATCTTTATCGTCATGACCTACACCTATAAATATTCGCTTTTCAAAGATCGACAGACCTGTATACTTAGGTACAATACAGAATATATCTTTTTGAAGATTCATATTATTACCTGTGTACTCAAACTCAACTTCAATCTTCCAGTTCTGGTCTCCTTGTAGTACGCTTACTGCTGGTTTATCTAAAAAAGATGGTGCAATACTTTCAGGCCATAACGCCCATGGGTGTCTTCTACTTATACTGATCATACATCTCTTTTAGTTCAGGAAATATTTCTCCAAAATTAGTTCCCTTTCTTTTATCGTTTTCTTTTATAAAGATAGCGAAATCTTTTCGATTTTTCTTTACATCGAAAGAATCTTCTCCTACTGCGTAATCATATGTTCGTTTAATTTTCTGGATCTCTACATCTGTAAAGCCGTAGTTTAGACGAGTCATTTTATTAGTACCGTAATGAAGTGCCTTTTTAGCTGCTTCCAAAATTAACTCTTTATGTTCTGGATCTAATATCTTTACCGAGAGATGAGGAGGCCATCTTATATACGCAGTATCTAACTGAACAGCTGTATACCAATACCTTTCTCCATTTTGATGTTTCTTTTTCATCTCCAATACTTTGTCTACTAAG